TCCCTGCAAGAGGTGGGGGCGGCACGATCCATCGTCATCGACGAGGATGGAATCATCCTCGCAGGGAATGGAACGGTCGAGGCAGCGGGGCAGGTCGGCATCGAAAACGTGGTGATCGTCGAAGCGTCTGGAGATGAGATCGTCGCAGTACGCCGGGTCGGTCTCACCGACGAGCAGAAGAAGAAACTGGCGTATTACGACAATCGCACAGGCGATGAAGCCGAATGGGACATGGAGCAGGTAGCTCGTGACCTTTTGGGCGGGTATGATTTCCTCGATGAGTTGTTTGATGACATCCAAGTACGAGAACCGGAGAAGGAAGGCACAGACGAATTGCCCGAAGATCCGGCCGAGGTGCTACGGGAGAAGTGGGGCGTGGAGTACGGCGACCTGTGGCAAATAGGACCACACAGGATTCTCTGCGGGGATTGCACGAAGAAGGAAGATGTGGATCGGCTAATGGATGGCAATCATGTTGATATTTGTTTTACTTCGCCCCCGTATGCACTAGGAAAAAGCGCCTCTTTGAGTGGCAATAAATCGGCATCCGAAAGGGGCAACGCCTACAAATCCCATGATGATAACAGTTCAGACTGGGCGAACCTTATGTCTCAATGGGTTCGTGTTGCATACACGGCTTGTGATAACCTGATCGTTAACGTGCAACTACTCGCGGGCAACAAATCGGACCTTGTGGCATGGCTGGCAGAAAACAAAGACAACCTTGTTGATATTGCTATTTGGGACAAAGGACACGCTGCGCCGCAAATGGCAAAAGGCGTTATGACTTCCACTTATGAAATGATTGTTTTTATGTCCTCAAAAAACGCAAGCAGAACCATCCCGTATAGTACATGGAGGGGTAGCGTGTCGAATGTTTACAACGGTCCACCGCAGAGGTCTAATGACTTCGCCGGGAGTCACGCAGCAACGATGCCAGAACACCTGCCGAGGTGGATACTTTCAACAGTTTGTGACAGCGCGAAAACAATCATGGACCCATTTGCGGGTACTGGCACAACTATGGTCGCAGCCCACAACGAAGGACGCACCTGCTACGCAATGGAGATCGACCCTGCATACGTTGCGGTATGTATTGAACGCATGGCTCAACTCGGCTACGATCCCGACAAAGTTGAAAAAGTGAAGGGTTAAAAATGGCACTCGACAAGGATCAGATCCTCAAGGCGGTAGAGAACAGCGGCGGGTATGTATCGCTCATATCAGAACGTATTGGATGCTCTCTGACATCGATCTACAAATGGATCGAGAAGGACGAGGACGTAGCAGCAGCCATAAAGCGGGAGAAGGTGAAGCAGGTGGACTTCGCCGAGGGCAAGCTCCAGTCCCTCATAAAGAAAGAGAACCCGACAGCAATCATATTCTACCTCAAAACGCAGGGCAAGGACCGGGGCTATTACGAACACAGGACGCAGGACATCACGTCTGGCAATCAGCCGCTGACCATCAACTTCGTCCCTGCCGATTACGATGCAGACGGTTCGAGCGACCTATAACCCTGCATACAGTCCCTATTTCAAAAACAGGGACAGATACGCCGTCCTGTTCGGCGGCGCGGGGTCTGGAAAGTCCTTCTCCGTGGCACAGAAGCTGGTCCTGCGGTGCGCCAAAAACCCACGAGAGCGCATCCTCGTCATCCGTAACGTCTACCGGACCTGCCGCGAATCCACATTCCGGCTGCTCGTCGAGGTCGCATCTTCCTTTGGCGTCGAGGTAACGGCAAACCGCTCCGACCTGTCCATCACCTTCCCCAACGGGGCGCAGATCATCCACGCCGGACTGGATGACCCGGAGAAACTGAAGTCCATCGCCGGGATCACCTCTGTCTGGATCGAAGAGGCAAGCGAGGTCAAGGAGGATGCCTTCCGACAGGTGGACCTACGACTGCGTGGCGATGTCCCGACATACAAGCAGGTGACGCTCACGCTCAACCCGACCGATTCACGCCTCTGGGTGCGGCGTTGGCTCGACGAGAACCCGGACATATTCGTACTTCGCACCACGTGGCGCGACAACGCTTTCCTCGACGCCCAGTATATCGACGTTCTGAAATCGCTCCCAGAGGATTTACGGGCCATCTACGAGCGCGGAGAATGGGGCGAGGCCCTGAAGGGCGTAATATATCCCAACTGGAAAACGTACAGCGAGGACCGGACGCCGGACTTCTACGGCATCGACTTCGGATACAACTCGCCATCGGCTGTCGTTGCCGTGACCGTGACCGATCCGGAGGTCTACATTGAGGAGATCATTTATCAGTCGGGGTTAACAAACTCGGACCTGATTGCAGAGTTAAAGAAAACGATCGGAAATAAAAACGCTCCCATCTACTGTGATGCCGCCGAGCCGGACCGGATTCAGGAATTGATCCGAGAAGGATTGCAAGCGTATAAAGCCGATAAAAGCGTAAAGGATGGAATCGACTTCGTGAAGCGTTACAATTTGAACGTCCACGCGAAGTCGCAGAACCTGCAAAACGAGCTTCGGGAGTATCGTTGGGATGAGGACCGCCAAAGCGGAACGCTCAAAGACACTCCGTTAAAACGCAACGACCACGCCGTCGACGCCATGAGATACGCCATCTATACGCACCTCAAAGGCGCAACAAATACTTGGGGAGTCTGGTAATGCCGAAACCCGATTTTTATGTAATGGGATCAACCATGAAGGGCGTGTCCCTCAACGATCCCGAATGGCAGTCCATCTTCAACCTTCACGGTCACGAGGCCGTTGTCAAGATGTCTCCGCAGGTTGCGTGGACCGACGAAGGATGGACCCGCCGCTGCGTTGATGTCCGGGCAAAGGCACTCGCCGCAATGCCGTTCGTCATTCACAAGGGCGGCATGGACAACATCATCTGGTCAGCAGGAGAGGAAGCCCCGGAAGAACTGGCGTGGCTCGACCTGTTCGACTACCTATACCGCGCAGAAGCCGCCCTCGCCCTCGTCGGTGCTGCCTATGCCATGAAGGAGGGATCGTTCAACAGGGACGGCGTTCTCACCAAAGCGGACGGTCTGTCGTGGATCAACCCGACGAGCATCAAGCCGAACTTCGAGGAAGGCGAATACGGACCGGACGCCCGTGGCAATTTCCGCTATTACGAGCGGTCTGCCAATCAGCGCAAATTCCAGATTCCGCGCTCCCGTGTTGTCGGCACTTTCCAACCCTCCCCGTTCGTCGAGCAGGGATTTGGCGTTGCCGATGCTCACGCAACCCGGATGCACAGCCAGATCCTGCACGACCTCGCAGAATACACCTCCGGCCAGTTGCGCTCCGGTCTTGTCAAGAAAACGGTCTGGGTGGCAGACAAGGACGCCCGACAGCCGGACGAGTTGACCGTCAAGCGGTGGCAGCGTTGGGTGCGCCGCAACATCCTCGGCACAAAGCCCACGCCGGACGATCCGATGGTCATGCAGGGCCTGTCGGCACAGGAAGTCGGCTCGGACCTCTCCGACCTCCACAGCGATCTGATTACTCGAGACGCACGGGAGGCCATCGCCTCGGCTCTGGGCGTACCGCACTCGCTCGTAATGTCAAACGCTGCCAACTACGCCACGGCCAAGTCGGACCAGTTGGCGTTCATGGCGAACACGGTTGTCCCACAGGCACGGCTTGTCGCTCATGCCCTGAACTCGCAGCTGCTGATGCCGCTCGGCTACCACTTGGAGTTCGAGCCGCACAAGACGGAGGTGATGCAGCAAAGCGAACTGGAGAAGGCACAGGCCATCGCCATTGCGGTCGGTGCGCCCGTGTTGTCAGTAAACGAAGGCCGCGAGCTGCTCGGCTACGAACCCTTACCGGGACAGGACTTCGTTGCAGAACAGCCGCAGGCCGTCCGCTCGGCTGACGATACGAAGGCCCTCGACATTCAGCGTTGGAAAACCAAGATCGCCAACAAGGGACGGGAAGCGAAATTCTCGCCGGACTCGCTGACCGATTACGAAGCCGACATCATCCGGGAGCGGCTCGCGACCGGGATGGATCTGGAGGAAGTATTCAGACCGCCCTTCGTGGGTTTTTAGACGCCGACCGCGAGGCCGAACCGGAAGGCGAACACAAGGCACTAAACCCTCTTGCTCGGTCACGGTCAGGATGGCGCGAACATGCGGACGCGATGGAGCGACTCGTGGACGTCGAGGTGGACCGTTTTGTTGATGAGATCGAAGCGGCCATCACGAAGCAGATCGACGCCGCCGCACGAGCAGTCCGTAGCGACAGCAACATCGACGCCGCGATTGACTCGGAGCCGATCAAGGAGGTATACGAGGAGGAGT